GATAAACAGAACGATCTATCAACAAACTACCTAGCTCGACAAACAGACCTAAGTTGTTCGTATGGCTTTGACATACCGAAGTCCGATAGGGGAAGTTCTTAATCGCTTCACATCTGAGGAGCAATCCAGGGTTAGTTCAACATCGGTTTCACGTCTGACCCAATTTGAAGTCAACAATCATAAGCTTTTCTCATTCGCAATGAGCGAGAAGGCTAAAGAAAAGTTGATCAAAGTTGGCATATACCTGAGTCCGTTCTCTTTTGAACCACACTCACACCCTGTTTGCAAAACTTTGGAGAATCACATTTTGTACAATATTCTTGTAAATAAGTTGGATAATAGTTTTTATGCTATAGGAATAAAGGGGTCTAAGGTCAACTTTCTGAAAAGCAGGTCAAAAAACCTGAGCATGCTTGAATACATGAACCGTATCGTCACTAGTGCCGACAAGTACCGATATGGTAGCGACTTTACGACCCTCAGCACTCAACAAATTGATAATCTCTGTTCCAAGCAAAGTCTTGAAAAATGTGGAACATTGAGAGAGCTCGTGCCCTTGGTCAAAATGAGCAAGAAGAAAAGAAATTTCTTTCTGCATGATGAGCTTCATTATTGGAGTTCACATGACTTGATGCTTTTCCTAGATTCAATAAATCCTGACCACCTCCTTGCTACTATTGTGTTCCCACCAGAGATTCTTGCTGGTGCTCAAGAAAGTCTGAACCCATGGTGTTATAGCTTCCAAAGGCATGGTAGCAAGCTAACTTTCTTTCCTGATGGGGTGCAAAGCGAGTCATACACTCAACCTTTGAGCGCAGGTTACATACTTCAGGCTTCAAAAATCGTCTGTCCAAGTGGCCAAGTTTACTCTGTTGATTTGGTTTACTCAGCATTCGCCCACCACATTGTTAGCATCACTAAAGGGGATCTGCCTGGTCTAGAGCGTCGTTTCTTTTCAAATTTCGAGGCCACAGGCGTGAAACACTTATCTGGGCTCTCTTACTCAGTGAGGGACTGTATTCCGGTTAGCTCAGAACTCATTTCAAAGCTGTACAGGTACATTCGCACACTTAAAAAACCAGACTTGCAGTCCTGTATGGCAAAACTGAGCCAGATTGTTCCAAACCCCACAGGCACTGAGATCAAATTTACTGAGGATTTTGCCCGTCTGACTATGGACGTGCAGCCTATGCGATCCATGCTCATGCCTGAAACGGCCAAGCTGATAGGGTCTCTTTTCTCTTCCTTCCTTCCTTTCAAAATGGCTAGGTTCTTTGATTGCTACAAGGCCTGCTCACTGGATAAGTTCATTCATGATCTTGAACCTTTTAGTTTCTCTGTGGAAACGAAGGTTATCAATAGCAGATCCAACCCGATGTTTGAGGCTGTGACCCTTGGTGAAACAATGAGTTCAGAGGAGGTCCTAAAGATCTTGGCCAAACTAGACATGGGGGCCCCAACAAGCTTAGAGGGGTTGACTGGAAAATTCAAGTATTCAAGTGAGGCCTATCATGGACTGCATCATGTTTTGGATGGATGTGGGCCGCATGTGTTTAGGAGGTTGGTGAGAAAGATTGCTGACTCCTTCTGCAATGAGTTTGGAATTTACAGGAAGAGCAGTTACGTGTCCTCCGTAGCTATCACAGTCTTGCAAAGAAAGACCAATTCCAATCTGAGTTTCATCTTCGGAACTGATCTCAACCCAATGATTATTGGCTTTGTAAGAAATTACTTTGCCTCCAGGCGGTCTTCTTTATTAATATGGTTTCATGATAGGCCAGAGTCTTGGTTTCAATTTTCGAGATTGAGAGCCAACCAGAAATTTTTGCGCTCCCCAATCTGGCCTAATGATCTCGGTTTGGTTGAATTCAGAATGAGAAAGAACTTGGCGCTCGAAATTTCAAACTTTGATAGAAACAGCAACTTGAGGAAGTTGGGATCTTTCCAGACTGCTCCAACAAATTCGAAGTCCAATACTTCATCTTCTGAGGGAGCCTCAAATCATCAGAGGGAACAGAGAGACCAATGTGATGAAGCCACCCTCCAAGTCAATTTTCAAAGGGAAATTGAGTTCTGCATGGGCTCTCTGCCGGAAGCTAACAGCTTCAAGAGCTTCACTCCATGTGTTGAGGCAGTTGCTGAGACTAGTTATGAAGTTCAGCCATTGGAGCCGGAACCTGAAGCAAATGGCTTGGTCCTTGGGTGCATTCCTGATGCATCTACCCCTGCCTTCACCTTCAACTCAGCAAACCAGAAGGACAGGTTATTCTCTTCCGTTGTGGAGGAGAATATTACTGACATCGGCATTCTCTCACCAATGGAGCTCGTCCTGCCTTCAAGTGCAGAGGCCACACCATTAAATGGTCGCCAATGCTACTTCTTCACCAGGTGTGGCTGCATTGACTATGGCCACAACAAAATCAGATACAAGCCGAACAAATGGTTCAGTGGCCTGGATTCAATTTTGAAAGATGAGAGTACGTACTATAATGCATGCCCGTTGCAAATCTACGAAGCTGGCGCCGGAATTGGGTTTCATTCTGACAATGAGAAGGTCTATCATAGAAGTCCAATCAAGACAATCAACTTCTGTGGTGAGGCAGATTTTGTTGTTAAGGCCAAAGGAAAACGCGATGTTGGAGTTAATGCTACCTGCCACATGAAAACCGGCCAGTTTTTCACTATGGACTCAAACTTTCAGTCGTATTACCAACATTCTGTGCAAAATTGTAGTGAGGGTCGTGTTTCCCTCACATTTAGGTACCACGTGAACAACATTGCCGGGCTGCCCATCAAACACACCTGTGGTGAATTTGGAGACACCGAATCCCTCTTTGATGTCCTAATTAGGAGAAGCTTTTCTTACTCTTCAAAGAATTTTCACACTTTTCCCGTTCCAGGGGATGGGAGCTGTTTTTGGCACAGTCTGGGGGCTCTGCTTGGAGTTGATGGTGAGGAGCTTAAAAAAATCTCAGCGAGAGAAATTTTAAAAAATGAGGTGCTATCAAGGAATTTGAGTCTGTCAGCGCAGATGGAAAATAAGCAATACGCTGAAAGGGAGTCGATTGCCGCATTCTGTAGAATTCAGTCCATCCACCTCGTTGTTCTGCTTCCCGACCAAAATTTCTCATATGAATTCCTGCCGATGCAAAATGCTGAAGTGACCCAACTCTTCGTCAAATTAAGTGGCGAGCATTTTGAGCCTGCTCTTCCCATCAACGGCTGCGTTGTGAAGTCAATCGCCGAGACCCTAAATCAAACTGAGGCAAAGATCTTGTCAGTCATTGGAAGACCTAACAATCGCCTAATTCTGGAGGGTCTAGTTGAGGGGGAAGGGCTAAACATTGAAGATTTGGAAGCAGCCTTTTCAGTCTTCGGAATATGTGCTCGAGTTAGCACAGAGAGGGGGGTATTCACACTGAACAAGGAGGGTAATCTCCATGCGAACTATGAATTGAAGTCTGGGCACATTATGTACTTAAAAAAAGCGTCAAGTTCGCAATTTGCGCCAACAAATCCAATACAAAATTTCAATGGTCAAGGTCCTGAGATCTTCCTCCGGGGCATAGTAAGCGAGGTTGATTATAAACCCAGTTGGGGACGAGCCAGAAATCTTGAAGAATCTCTCCTTAATGGAACCACAGGCATTTTGTGCGATAGAACGATCAATCTTCAAAAAAACTGGTTAACTGTGGACAGAAAACTGAATGATAATTCTCGGAATCTTGGGGTTGTTTTGGGAACCTTTGGCTCTGGAAAGAGCTCTCTGTTCAAGAGGTTTATTGTTAAGAATCCTTCCCGCTCGATTGTCTTTGTCTCGCCCAGGAGATCGCTTGCTGACCAAATTAAAGATGATCTTGGACTCAACACAAAAAGGGGTAAGTCACTTAGGGTTCGAGTACTCACTTTGGAGAGCTTCATTAAGGCTGTCTTCACTTTCAAGGCAGCCAGTGTTGTATTAGATGAGGTCCAACTGTACCCTCCTGGATACTTGGATTTGGTGATGTTGTGTCTCAGTTTAAACTGTCAGATCTATTTAGCTGGCGACCCATGCCAAAGTGATTACGATTCGGCCAAAGACAGGGCTTTGTTCGATGGCTTGAAGGGTGATATATTTGAGGTTCTCAGCGGGAAAAAGTATAAATTTAATGTCTCAAGCCGCAGGTTCCAGTCTGAAATGTTTGTGGGGCGACTTCCCTGCAGAATGGACACAAAAGCAATGACTGAAAATGAGAATTTTCACTGGCTGGAGAGTATTGAGTCAGCTGCAGAAGTGAGCAACACTGAGTATGATGTGGTCCTCGTTTCAAGCTTTGAGGAGAAGAAGATTGTGTGGGCTCACCTTGGAAGAGACCTGGAGGTTCTAACTTTTGGTGAATCTACAGGCCTGACCTTTAATAGGGGCATCATTCTCATTTCCCACGAAAGCACCTTAACCAGTGAGAGGAGGTGGATCACCGCACTCTCTAGATTCAGGCTCAACATTATCTTTGTGAATTTGGTCGGAAACTGTCTTGAGGATGCTTGCCAGGTATTTCATGATAGAACCCTGGACAGGTTTCTAACTAAGCGAGCAACAATTGCCAATATAGTCGATCAGTTACCAGGTCTGCCAGAGTTAACAAATGATTTTGGCGACAAGGTTGGTCGTTCTGAAGGGGTGATGGAAGCTAAGTTGTCTGGGGACCCCTGGCTGAAAACTGAGATTGATCTGCTTCAGGATGAGGATCAGGAGATGGAAGAGCTCGCTGAGGAGGTCAAACATGAACCATGGTTCAAAACCCATCTGCCTCTTTTTGAATTGGAATCCATTAGAGCAAGCTGGGTTCACAGGATAATGAATCGAGAATATCGTGAGGTGCGTTGCGGTTCAGAAACCACAACTCAATTTCCTGATGATCACCCCAGCGGAGCGAAAATTACTTTGGCAAATGCAGCAGAGAGATTTGAAGCCATATACCCAAGGCACAGGGGAAGTGATTCAGTCACCTTTCTAATGGCAGTCAAAAAAAGGCTGAGTTTTTCCCAACCATCAAAGGAGTCTGCCAAGCTGAACAGGGCGAAACCCTACGGGAAGTTCCTTGTGAGTGAGTTTCTTAAAAGAATACCATTGAGGGGCAATCTGGACCCTATCCTCTTTGCGAAGGCAAAGAGAGACTTTGAGGAAAAGAAAACAAGCAAAAGTGCAGCTGTAATTGAAAATCATTCTGGTCGTTCGTGCCGGGATTGGTTGGCCGATGTTGGTTTCATATTTATGAAGAGCCAGTTCTGTTCCAAGTGGGACAACAGATTTAGGGATGCAAAGGCAGGGCAAACTTTAGCTTGCTTTCACCATTCAATTCTGTGCAGATTTGCCCCATACATGAGGTACATTGAGTACAAGCTTCAGGCTGCATCGCCCAGCAACTTGTACATTCATTCTGGCAAAAACCTTGAAGATCTGAATGAGTGGGTGATCAGGAACAAGTTCTCGGGAATGAGCACGGAATCTGACTATGAGGCTTTCGACTCGAGCCAGGATCACTTTATTTTGAGCTTCGAGATTGAGATTATGAAGCATCTGCAACTGCCTTGGGACTTAATTGAGGATTATGTCTACATCAAGACTCACCTTGGTTCAAAGTTGGGGAACTTTGCTATAATGCGTTTCACTGGCGAGGCTAGTACCTTTCTCTTCAATACAATGGCAAACATGCTTTTCACTTTCTTGAGGTACGACCTAAATGGTTCTGAGGCCATATGTTTTGCTGGCGATGACATGTGCGCAAATCGAAGGCTTCGAGTTTCAAAGAAAAATGAGAATTTCTTGGGCAAGATCAAGCTTAAGGCAAAGGTGCAGTTCACTGAGAAGCCAACTTTCTGCGGCTGGAATCTGTGCATGGATGGAATCTTCAAGAGGCCGCAACTAGTGCTTGAAAGGCTGTGTGTAGCAAGGGAAAAGGACAACCTCGCCAACTGCCTGGACTCTTATGCCATAGAGGTTGGGTATGCCTTTGCCCTGGGCGAAAAAATTTTGCAGTACATGGACGAGGAAGCCCTCCAGAATCATTACAACTGCGTCCGGTTTATCATTAAACATTCTCATTTATTGAAATCTAGTGTCCGTGATCTCTTCTTAAGTGGTATGTAGATTAGGTTTAACATTGTGTTGTGTGAATAAGTATGGAATTTGTGTATGATAAGTTAATAGAAGCTGGGTATATTAGGACTATTTTACAAATTGATTTCCCTTTAATTGTACATTGCATTGCTGGCGCAGGAAAGAGCACCCTCATCCGTGAAATCATCGAATCAGATAGCAGATTTGAGGCTTTCACTTACGGGGTGCCGGATCCGGTAAACCTGTCTGGAATTAGAATTCGGGGGGCTGAAGAACTAGCTAACGCAAGGCCAGAATCCTTTAAGATCATTGACGAATACATTGGACAACATAGGCCCGAGGGTACTGCAGTCTGCTTTGCTGACCCAAACCAGTTTCCGTATTCTAGCCCAAACGCACACTTTACCTGCTATCAGTCTAAGCGTTTCGGTGACCAGACCTGTGCATTTCTCGGAAAATTAGATTGTGCAGCCTTCTCCTACAAGTCAGACCAGATAATTTTCGAGACCGTTTTTGAAGGATCAATTGAAGACCAAATCGTCTGTTACGAGAAGGAGGTTTTTGACTTACTGGATAGGCACGGTGCCGATTACAAGAAGGATTGTCAAATCAGAGGCTCCACTTTCGACATTGTGACCTTCATCACATCTTCTGAATCCTTTGAGCCAGAAGATAGATACAAAGTTTACCTGTGTTTAACAAGGCATCGTTCTGTTCTGCGTATTTTGAGTCCTGAGGGCATGTTTTTAAGGGACAATGCCAAGTTTGACGCCACCTCCTGATAACACAAGAGTCCTCTTACCCATCGCCGTTGGTTTGGGAGTTGGCATAGTCATTTGGTGCTTAACAAGATCGACCCTGCCTTCAGTTGGCGACAACGTACACAGCCTCCCTCACGGGGGAAATTATTTGGACGGCACAAAGAGGATCAGTTATTGTGGGCCAAGGGATAGCTTCCCAAGCAGCAATCTCTTTAAAGGAGGTACTTTCTCGGCAATTTGCATTGTTGTGCTTTTAGTCTTCGCGATTCATGTATCAGAGTTATTTAATAGGCCTAACCGTCGCACTTGTGGTTGTGGGTCTGCTGCACATGCTTAATTCTAATCATGATGGTTGTTTAATAGTAATTACTGGTGAGTCCGTCGTAGTTAAAAATTGTGTGTACACGAGTGACTTCATTGAATTGGTTAAGGGTCTTAAGCCGCATAATCATTGGAAGTCACTGTAGTTAGGTCGAGTGTATGTAGTTTGAAATAATAGAACTTCACTTGTGTGAACGTAGAAATGAGTGTTTCTTCCGCAGCTGTAGTTTCTACTGTGTCGAGTACCTCTTCTGAGGCTGTTCCAGTCACTTCTAGTGAGAATGAACCTGTCATCTCACAGCTTGACCTTCCACCAATTTCGTCCGGAGTGTCTGGGGTTTCGACAACCCCATCTACCGCTACCTCAAGTGTTGAGAATCCTTTCAAGCCCAGGACATCGTTCTCACTACCGTCATTGACTGCTGGGCTAGGTACCTTGAGTGCAACTGCTACAAGCTCAGCACCTGCTGCCACATCTGAGGCTAGAACCTCCTCACTCGAGAGTTGGAAGGAAAAATTAAAGAACAAGGATGAGGAGCCTAGGCGCGTTTTGTCAGAACCAGAAAGTCTTGGTTCTTTTGAAGCCGGTGCCGGGTCAGGGCCACGTGGCGTTAGCCCCAGCACCATGATACATTCCAAGTTAGAAGTAAAGAAGGGCCCAGACCTTGAGGCGACAGGAGTGAGTCTGGGTGCAAGACAGAGGATGGTGTTTGAGGCGGCTCGGAAAAGAGCTCAGGCTAACTCAGAGGCGGACAGGGAGAGTTTGGCACCACCTTTTGCCTCAGGGGATCCCTTTTCAAGGCCAAAGGTTCAGGATGTGCAAAGATTTTCTTATGAGCCGAGTTCTCCGGATGTTGCAACTGCTGAAAACATCGAGTACATAAGAGCCGATCTAGTTAGAGCTGGTGTGCCTACAAAGGATATAACTTTTGCCATGTGGGACATTGCCCGATATTGCGCTGATGCTGGGTCCTCTGAGTCCACTGAGTTTGTTGGGACAAGCAGTTATGGGGGCCGGGTCGCCAGAATGGAAATTGCAGCAGTGATCAAGAAGCATACAACACTGAGGAGGTTCTGTGGCTTTTACGCCAAAATTGTTTGGAACATCATGCTGGTGACGAACATTCCACCTTCTGGGTGGATGAAAAAGGGCTACAAAGAAAACACAAAGTTTGCTGCTTTTGATTTCTTTGTGCATGTTTCAAACAATGCTGCCTTAGAACCGGAGAATGGGCTGGTTAGAAAGCCCTATCATGAGGAGTTGGTTGCAGCTCAAGCCAACAAAGGTGTTATTTTACACAGAGCGGAGGCTGCCCAGGACAAAAATGCTTCAACGGCCCATGAGGTTACTGGTGGCAGAGCTGGACCGCGTTCAAGGTTAACTTTGAAGGGAAAGGAGATGGACTGAGGACTTCAGTCAAGTGATGGTTTGGCCTAGAACCGTGGAGAGGCCTAAAAGAGTCCACGTACCGTCTTAGGGAGATAGTATGTGTTTTAGTAAATATTAATAGTTTCCACTTCCTTAGGTCCCAGGTCTAGAACCCAGGAGAGACCCAAAAGAGTCCTGGTGAGCGTTTAGCTATAAGAACCTCTGCACTGCATAGGCCACACCAACGCTAATCATTGTGTGCCTTATGTGGGCAAGTTAACCAGGTTGTGGCGGCAACCTGGAATGTTAGATGCAAGCGTAGATTTATGAGCTACGTCCTGTGGTTGGATTTCCACCGTTATCTCGTCGTTAAGAGAGTGACCCCTCTTTTCTCGCTTATGGGGGCATTGTTAGGCGGGCGTGTGACCCATTGAAAGATGGGTTCCCTGCGTTAAGGGTAGTTGTGGTTTAGAATAAGCCTCCATGGTTCCGACCTGCCATGATTAAAGTGATCGGTAGTTCTGGGTAAGAAATAACCCTGTGCTTGGTGGCTAAGCATGACCACTCAGTTTGACCGACTGGCCAGACAGGTCACGTTTCCCACTTCGATATCAAAAGTGGGCGCATATCAAAGCGTTAAATTGTTCATCCGCATATTTTGGACTCCCAATTCTTGGGGGTTTGAAATAGACTTTGGTCCTGGTTATCTGACCTTAAAAGAGCCAAATAAACCGCATTTCAACGCGTTATAGTGTTCGCTGACAGACCGTACAAATAGTCTGTCTCACCGACCTAAGACCTAAATAATTGAATAAGGGAAGGTGATTAAATAAATTTGCTTTTTATCGCTAATTTTGC